GTGTTTGCAATTAAAGGGTTTTTAGAAAGTGAAAAACTTTGATTTACAGAACCGTTAGAATCTCCAATATATTCATACGAAATTGTTTCACCTTGAGTAGCTGAAACTGTTGCAGTACTATTTGCTGAAACAAGCACGTCAAAATCTGTTTCAAAAATAATTTGTGTATTAACACCGTTTACAGTTGTTGTAGTAGCTACTTGAGTAAGTGCTGGAATGGTAACAGCTGAAGTTGTGCTATTACTAAAAGTTAATTGCACTGTAGCAGGGGTAGCGGAGCTTGGTGTGTAACCAAGCATTTGAGCAATAGCCAAAACAGATGCACGTTGAGTTGCGGTAGAGATAAATCCCTCATTAGCTGAACGGTCAATATAGTAATTGAGCATATCTCCCATATATGAAAAGAGCTCAATAAGGGTTATTCCAAAATCAGAAGCGTCTGTAGACGTCCACTCTGGCAAAAGAGATGGGATAAGAGCAATCATGTCATCGCGGATAGCGGCATAATCTCTTGAGGTGTAATCCACCTGAGGGATGTAATTTGATGCCATTAGTACTCCTGAATAATGTCGCCAGAACGGGTAAGTGCGCCTGTTTTAAGAGAAATCTGCGCTTTCTCCCTATTAGGCAGGGTGTAGTCAATTGTAAGGCTTAGTACCCCGCTCTGCGTGTCCATACTAGACCGAACATTGTTTAACGCTAGAGAAGGCAAGTAGTTTTTAAAGACTCCTTGAATACTAGCCTCTACAAGGTTAGCAGCATCAGTTGAATTTTGAAATAAAGCCTCTTTAATTTTGCCACCGTATTCAGGGCGAAAAACTCTTTCACCCATCTCTGTCATAACGGCTGCAGTTACACGACTTTGCCAAATAACCCTAGGGTCATTAGAAGACAAAATTGAACCAGAACTGTCTATAGAAAATGGTAGAACAATTGCACGTTCCATTAGTACACTCCCATCCATACTGGAAAGTTAGAATCTCCGCCTTCAAACATTACCCACACACCTTGATTTATATTAGGAACACCTCGGTGGTAAGTGTGCTCAGCTGCAGTCAACCCTAATTCAGACCCGTCTGTTTCAAGTGGGTCAGTACTTGTTTTATGTGGGTGCTTTAGTGACCCAGAATTACCTGAATGATGAGCGTTAAGGGTAACAGTATGCGTATGAGAACTTGACCCCATACCTCCGTCATTTACAGAGCTCGTTGTAATAACATCCGTATGGTTTACAAGAAGAGCTGCTACTTGAGCTGCGGTATGCGCAATATGGTCAGGATGATTTGCGTTATCAGTTACTGGAAGACAAGGATATGCCCAGTTTGTAATGTTGGTATGTAGTACTTGAGGAACTCTTAACTTAATGCGGTTAAGGCTTTCAGGGTCTTCATTATCTATGCAAACCCCACGATAAATGCCGTAGTAACGATTATCGTCCATGAGCATTCCTCATTTTAGCCAACGCCGAAGGTGGCGTACTTTTTTCAACAGTTAGGGGAGCTTTTAAGTTTCCTCCAGTACCTGACCATTTGTATGTAGGAGCAGATTTAGAAAGTACTTTAGGCACATTTTTTACTTTAGAAAAAGGAGTTTTAGCAGATTCTTTTGCGCTATGACCAGTTTTCTTTAGAGAAGTTTTTGGCTTTGCGTTTTTTTGTTTAACTCCTGGCTTTATTACTCGTTTAATATTTTGACTAGGCAAATTTACACTTTTATTATCAGTCCATTTAGAAGAAAGTCCTAAAGAGTCAGTACCTACAGTTAATGTAGAGTAATACTCTGAATTTCCTTTTACATGTTGCTCAGAAGATAAAACAATCCAATACCCAGAATAACTTGTACCAAGACCATCTAAAAATATTGGAGAATCTGGCAATACTGTTGGATTTCCCTGTATAACTACCTCTCCCCTATAAGCATATCTGTTTCTTTCATCAGCAGCATCCGCTTCAGATTTAGCAATTTTATAAGTAGGAGCAACTGTATGTGTATGATAAGAATCAAAAATAGGTGCAGTAGATTTTACCCTAGTTGTTTTAATAGGTGTTTGATTTGTATGAGCATGGTCAATGGATGAAGTTCTATCTACGCCAGCAATAGCCACCGTTGCTTTTGAGGCATCTGCATAAGGAATAGCTTCACCAATCATAGGCTTAAATGAGTAAATACCGCTTGCTACTGTTTCAAGACCTCTTAAAGCATAATAAGCAGCTTCTTGGCGTAAATCAGTAAAGTCTTGAGTTAGTGGTTGAAAAATAAGCGTTGTATTATCAGCCTTTAAAGAATACCCGTTTTGTTTAGCAAGTTTTACCATTAATTCCCAATCAGACATTCCTGCTTGTGAAATTTGGTCATAAACACGTTTTGTTGGAATAGCAACATAAGAAAAACTATTAGCATCTGCTATATCAGCAATTACTTGGTCAGCTGTAGTATTTGTCCAAATTTTTTGAGACTGTTGTTTAAATACGTAAGAAGCCCCAATAAGATGAATATCAACGTAGTTTTTTTCTGGTGAAATATCTGGTTCAATATGATGAACATAGCCATTAAAAGTTCTTGTGCTTCCAAAACCATTTATAGTTACAATAATAGGAGTATTTGCAGAAATAGAGTCATAAGAAACAGCCCAATCAATAAACCGAACTATTGCTGTTTCATGTTCATATCTAGAATGGGTAGAGGTAAAACTATATCCTCTTACCAAAGGTATGCTTAAAGTAGGAAACTCCACGTTTAAATGACTAAACACGAGGAATCCTTAAAACGGTACCAGGGGCAATATTTGTATAATCAGTTATCTCTGGATTATATTCAGGAATAAGCCACCAATAATCTGAGCGAGTGTAATATTGATAGGCAATTGTTTCTAAACGCTCATCTTGCATGTAAGTGTGTTCCCACCAGCTAAGCTTTCCTGGAACATCAAACTCATAAAAAACAATAGGGTTTGCATTTCCATCTTGAACAAATGACACGTAGTCAATAAGCTGAGTGTAGTACCTAGAGTTTTGATAAATCATTTACCAACATCCCCAGTATTTGTTAATGGTTGAATATTTGCCCTTAGGTCTACCGTTATAGAAACGTCTGTTCTAATAGGCACAAGGTCTCTAGTAAAGGCAAGGTGATTTACTCCTATTGAAGATACAACCCCTACAAATTTTTGATTTCCAAGGTCAAGGCGAATAAGGGCAGGCATTAAGTACCCAATATTAGAGGTGTCTCTTCCTCCTATGCCTTTCCATCCAGAACCATTAACAGTTTTATATAAATACTCAATGTCTGCTTCTGTACCATAGGTCATAAGTTCTGCAATTTTATCGGCAAGATTTTCATCAGCAGTTACTGGATTTCCTACTGTGTAATATTTAGTTAAATTTCCAGCTATTACTGCATCTGCTGCATTAATACCTTCTAATACAGGATTGTAATCATTTTGGCTATTAGTATTAGGAAGAGCAATGGTTGTTGTTAAATCATTTTTTTTAAAACTTTTTGCACAAGCAAAGTCATTGGTTCTATCTAAACGAATAGTAAAGGTCATTGTAGAGTTTGCAGCAGCAAACCCAGTCAAACCAACAGTAGGGTCAGTATTACTTGGAGTAACGCTCATATTTACTTGAGTGTTTTGACTAAACGTCTCTGGATTCCAAACAAATTGAAAACCATATTTATTTATAGAAGTTGTTCCAGGCAAAGCTTGTCCTGTTGCTGGGTCTGCTTTATAAGTTCCTGTGCCCTGATAATCTAGTTGATTAACTGGTCCAACATATCCGTTGTAATACCAAATACGACCTCTACGACTGACATGAAAATTGTCTTCTTTGTGAGGAACAGTATCTGGAGAAATTAGGTCTGGCTCTGTAGGTAAACTCCACGCATGTGGAGGAAGGTTCCATAAATAATCTGAAGTAGGAACCACGGGTGCATCTTTACCTTTTTGTGGTTGAGGCGTAGTGTTTGCTTTAGAACCACTTGGATTTAAATTAGAAGTTGTGGGAGTGCTATCAATAATTGCTTTATTTTTAGCAATTTTATCTGTAATAGTTTTAATTTTTGCCGTTGCTTGTGAAACAATGCCTGCAACTGTTCCTTCATAAGTTTCTAATTTAACTCTATCACCAGCGATTAATGTTGTTCCAGGAGTATTAGTTCCTGTCGTTCCTGCTGCCGACCCACATTGCGTATTTTGATTTTGGTCAGGGCCCCAAACACCATTAGCAATCATTGTTTTTAAATATGTGTCAGCAAGTTTATTTAT